TATAAAAAAGTTTACTTTTAAAGATGTACTTTTAAGGAAAAAAGCTGTCTATGCTCCTGCAAATTTATATTTAAAATATGATTATATATATACTAATTTAAATCAATTTAATTTTAAATTTCATCCTTTAATCTTACCTCTTGATATGAAAAAACTTTCTAAAAATCTTGTCAAACTTAGACATTTAAAAGTTAATAAAAACTACACCGATGACGAATTAATCGTTGTGGCTAAAGAGATGTTTTTATATAATGTTTTAATCGTTATGGATGAAGCTCAGGATTATCTTCCTAAAAAAGTTCCTGAGGATGATGAGCTTCTATGGTGGTTTACTTATCATAGACACCTTAATCATGATATTCATGTATTAACACAACACATAGACCAGTTGAGTACTGAGTATAGAAAGAATGGTGTTAATTTTTATAGAATGCCCCCTCCTACAATGGCGATATTTTCTAATCGTTTTACAGTTGGTTATTACTCTTGTGTAGGTATGACTGCTAAATGTCGTGAAAAATCTTTCACAATTCCATTCATTAAAGAAGTTGGCGAACTATATGTATCAGGTAATAAGACTGATAGGAAATCAATATTAAGAAAATATTTTTTTATTTTTCCTCTAATGATTTTATTTTCTTATCTTGCATGGCAGTTTTTCAATCATGAAAGAATGCGTTTATCTCCAGTAGATAAAAAATCTAAATCAGAAATTACAAATGATTCAAATGATTATAGTTATAATGATCCTTTAAAAAATGACTCTCTTTCAGTTTATAAAGATTTTCATTTTGTATCTTTCAAATGTATTTCTGATACTTGTATATTTAAAGATTTTAATATCCCTATTGATTTTGTTTTATATTTAAAAAATAATACTGATTCTATTTACTCTCATACTACTGTAACAAATTATTCAATGATTAAATATGATTTTATCGTAGATGATAATTTATATAATTTTTTAATTTCTAGTTTTGATACTTCATCCTCTAAGAAGAAAAAAAAGAAAGATTATGAATCTAATTCAGAAATTAAACTTTTTGGGAGTGATAAATAATGAAACATTTATTTTTAATATTTATTTTTTCTTCTCTTCTTTTTTCTGAGAGTATTAATCTTAATTTGAAACAATTTGCACAACTTGTTAGCTCTCATAATAGAGTCAATATAATAGTTGATAATTCCATTAAATCGGATAAATTTAGTTTTTATCTACATGATAGTTCATCAGCTTCTTTGCTCCCTGCTTTTAAGAGAATGCTTGAACTCAAAGAATTATTTTTAACTTATGATTCTAAAAATAAATTTTATTACATACATAAGAAAAAAGAGAATAAAAAAACTCTTCATACTATTAAATTAAATACTCTCACTTTTGATGATGTAAAGCTTATTTTAGAGCAATATGAAGACATGAAATTTAGTTATATCAGTAATACAAATACAGTAATGTTTATCTCTAATTATTCCGATTATATATCTTTAAAAAATGTTATTAGTATCAATGATATTTTACCTAATCAACTACAAATAAAAATTACTGTCGTTGAGTCTAATCTTGATAATGCAAAGGATAGAGGGTTTGAAATATCTTCTTATTCAACTAAGCAAGATGGTTCATTTCAGTATTTTATAAATCTATTGACAAACACGGCGACTTCTCCTACTTCATTATTTACAAGTGCTAGTACTGGCTTATATGCTTCATTAAAGTATCTTGATGATATTGGTGTGTCTAACATTAAATCATCCCCTTTCATGCTCATACAGAGCGGTAAATCTATCTCTTTTGCTTCTGTTGAAAATGTTCCTTATTTAACAACTTCGGCTTCTGTTACTGGTGCCAGTTCTTCAAAAACAGAGCAAGTTTCTTACAAGGATGTAGGATTAAAGATTAATCTGCTGCCTAAAATCGTTAATAACATTATTTTTATTGATTTAACTTTTAGTATGGAATCTTTCATTGATAAAACCTCTCTTACTCCATCATTTTCAAAACAGTTTTTAAAAAATAGTTTTCAGTTAAAAAAGGGTCAAGTTCTTGTACTAAGTGGTTTTAATCAAGAGGAAAATTCGAAGAGTACTATCGGTATACCTTTTTTGATGAAGTTACCATACTTAGGTCAAGTTTTTAGGTATGACAGAGACATTAAAAAGAATAAATCGTTGTCTATCATGATAGAGGTAATGTAGCAGTGTTTGGGATAGATAGGCTAGAGTTTTGGAGCGAGGCACGAGCGACAAAACTTGAGCCTCTTGGCTATCTATAAAAAGTTATCGTACAAAATTTAAAGGAGTGACAGATGAGTAATTATGGTTTATCAGAATATCAGATAAAAAAATCTAAAGAAAAACTAGACAATAATATTGACTTTATGCATAATAACGGGGTACAAGTTGATAATAAAATAGTGCCTTATGCTGTTTTTGTTCAAAATAGCTATATAAACCCTGATAGATATATAGCAGAGATACAACATCGTGCATGGTCTATGTTTGAATATGCAAATATTAGAGATTTAAAAAATATAATGTTTACATTAACACTTCCCACAGAGTGGCACCCTAAAAAAACAGTAAACGGAAAACTTGTTACTAACCCTAAGTTTGGTGGTCGTTCTCATATTACAACTATAAATAATTATAGATTTATAAATTGTCATGTATTTCAAAATATCCCATATGTTGAGCCTATATTAGACTTTTCTCTTACTGTTGATAAATATACACCTCGTAATGCTTCTAGTGAACTCTCTAAAATGTTAAAAAATGGTATATTCAACGATAGAGCATATAGAAGTATTGAAAAGAATAATCGTTGTTATTTTCGTGTTACTGAACCTCATAAAGATGGCACACCGCATATACACATGAGTCTTTTTATTCCTGAGGATAAAAAAGAAAGAATTATCAAAGCTTTAAAAAGGTTATATCCTGAGCCACTCGGTCAGGTTGAAACAAATATTAAAAAGCCAGTTCATTATTTAATGAAGTATGTTTTAAAGACTTTTGATGATTTAAGAACTACTGATAATATTTCAAATCTTACATTGTGGTACTTGTATCACGGAATCTCTCGCTTTTATACTTCTCGTACTTTTATATCTTTAGACATATATCGCAGATTAAACGGTATGTATGGATTAAAAGAATTAACTAAAAAGTTTAGGGATGATGAAATAAGAGTTTATATCTATAAAGATACTAACAAGATATCTCTTATAGAAAATGAGTTCGGCTCTCTCTATGTTCCAAAGCCTATCAACTGGGAACAAAAAGAAAACGACAAGCTAGAAACTGTACTTAGTGAGTGTGGTAATTTTAATATTCCGATTGAAACCTCTTTTGAAACTGTTTACAAGGATAAAGAACCGAATCGAATACCAGTCACTATTGATGGTGTAGAGTACTCTTACTATAAGGGCAGATTTACAAAACTTAAAAAGATGCCTTATCAAATGAATCACTTGGAACTTTATACTTATTTTGAGAGCTTAGACATTGAAACAGTAGACTATAAGCATTATATTTATACTCGTAATTTACTTATAGAGAAAGGTTTACACTCAGGGGATAGGTTGAATCTCGCGACCTCTGAAGTAATGTTTGAAAGTGAGGAGTTTTAATATGTTTCTAGTTAAAAAAGTAGATATAAACAAAGATAAATGTTTTAATTGCAAATATTTTCTTAATGATCCTGAAGATGGTTCTTGTAATCATCCTTTAGTACCTGATTTTTCTGTTCCTAAATATATTATATTTAGTGGATGTGGTCTTTTCGAAAAAAATAATACTTTACTTTTTGATGAGATACCTTTTACAGACTACAAGGAAAAGTAAATGACTAAAAAAGATGTAAAAAGTAGAAATAGTAATGTTAGACATTTTACAAAAAAAGAGGAAATATATCTTTTAGAAAATTATGAAAGTATGACTGTTTCTGATATTGCACTTAATTTAGATAGGACTTTAGAATCTGTTTATAACAAGGCTAAAAGATTAGGTATTTCTAAAACAGCTTATAAAAGAAATCCATCAAAAAAAAATCGTCAAAAATTATCATTAAATCAACTAAAAGATTTTATTCAAAATGACATTTATGAATTATATGAAGAAAAGCATTATATATCAGTTTCTTCTCAAGGAATATTAATAGCTAAATTAAAGGTTTATGTTGAATAATTTTATTAAATTCTCTCATTATTCATCTTTATACTTAGAGTTTAAAAAACATGAGTTAAAAATCTCTACTTTAGACAAATATACAAACATAGTTAAAGATAGAATTAATCCATATTTTGGCGATACAGATATAACAACTATAAAGCCATCAGATTTGAAAAGATGGTTATATGATATTAGTGATGTAGGTAACAAGTCTAAAAGAAGTTATCTAAGCATAGTTAGTGGTATTCTCCAAGAAGCTCTTTACGATGAAGTTTTAGAAAAGAATGTTTGCAGAATGGTTAGGCTACCAAAATACGATACTCCAAAGATAAAACCATTTACTGCCGATGAAGTTTTAAAAATTATGTCTTTAGCAGATAATGACAATTATCGTTTTTATCTTGCTTTTGCTTTTTATACTGGTATGAGAAGTGGGGAAATTATAGGACTTAAAAAATTAGATATAAATTTTGATTCTAATATCATTAGAGTTGAAAGAACTCGCTCACGGTTTGGAGAGTCTACACCTAAAACAAGATACAGTATAAGAGAAATTCCTATCATTGAACTACTAAAGCCCTATATTCAAGAGCTATATAACAAGCATGATAACGAGTACCTCTTTATCACTCAATATAAAAAACCTTATCGTGACACTCATACCTTTGTTGAATGCCATTGGAAACCATCATTAAAAGAATTAAACATTGATTATAGAAGACCTTACAATGCACGTCATACCTATGCTACAAATATGCTTTATAATAATTTAGTCACACCAGTACAACTTGCACAGCTCTTAGGTCATGCTAATACTCAAATGGTTTATGATGTATATGTAAATTATCTTGATACTTTTAATAATGATTTTGATAGAAGTATTTCTATCTATAAATAGCTTTAGGGATAAGCTAGGGATTTTATTTCTTATTTTATAAGTTTTTGAAAGTGGCTTAAAGTGCTTAAAATAGGGGGGATTATGTCTTCAAGTGGTGGAGAAGGAGGGATTCGAAAAAAGCTTATCCCTAAATACTTTTAAAATCCATTATCATAACATTGGAATTATTTGAAATTTTATTTTATCATTATGTTCCTTTATATAATGATAAGCACTACCATGTAATACATTTTCGGACATTATATAAATTATTTTTGTATTGTAGTCACCCATTTCATACATTGGATGTTTATTCATATAATCTTGTACATCTTGTCTTGTTACTTTTAATTCTTTATCTCTAACTTTATTATTACTCTTTGCACTCCAGTTTTTACATTGAATAAATAGTATTTCTTTTTCTTTTTTAGCAATTATATCAATACCATTGTCTTTAACACCATTATCAATTCCGTGTTCTGCTATTGTATATCCTTGTTTTTTAAAATGTTTAGATATAAATTTTTCATATAAATCACCTTTTTCTTTGTTTTCTTTTTTATTTATTGTACTTTTGTTCTTTTTTTTCATAGAGTTATAAAAATCTATGTCTGTGTAATTACTTTGTTTTCTTTTAAAATTACTTTGTTTTTTATAATTTCTTTTTTTCTTCTTAGGTTTTAAAAATATATTTATTAATGCTGCTAATGAAAACAGTATTATTATCATTATAATATTTTCCATTATTTACCCTTTAAGTTAAATTTGCCATTAGATGCATTATTTTTTATCTCTTCTAATCTTTCTAAGTGCTTTCTAGTTTCTTCAATACTCTGGTCAAGAGCGAACCCTTGATTAATTAATCTTACTAGATCAGGTTTTTCTTTTTCCCAGTTTGTTAAAGTATTTCTACTTACTCCTAAAATTTCTGCAAGTTCTTCTCTTTTCATAGTTATTTCTCTTTTATAGTAATTTATGCACAAATATTGACTTTTTAAGTTTAATTTAATCTCAACTATTGTATCATTTTTATTAATTAAGCACAATAATTGTGCAAGAGGAGTGGCAAAATGAAAACAACACAATTAAAACTTATTGAACCTTTCTTCACTGAAGAGTTAGATTATAAAAATGACTATGTAACATACATAGAAGTAAGTAATAGTTCTTCGGTCACTCCAAAAAACAATAATAGCAAAATATCACTTAAAACTTATTCACGTTTTATTGATAATGTATTTATAAAAAATTGCCCTTTATTAAATGATAAAAATTCTTCTAATATTATTTTTTTAGATTCTGAATCAGAGTGTTTACTATTTATAACTCCTGACTATCTTCAACATAAGGGCTATTATGAAACTTATGAGTCTTTTTCAATCTTAACCCCGCAATCACATAACAATATATTGAGTTTGGTGTAAGTCGTTTGGTACCACTTCCATTTGATAATGAAGAAGTAAAACTCAAATTATCCCCTCTTGGTCACTCCTGAGGGTTAAAAACAGAGTGATTTATATTAATTTTTTAGAGCACATTGAACTAATTATGATTGTTATTGACTTTTTCAATAAAAATTCGAAAAGAGATGTTTGTGTTCTAAAAACTTAATTGACAGTTAATTAAGTTAAATTTAATGCACTGAGGAGTGACAAAATGACATTACAATTAATCGGGCAACTTATGGAAGTTAAACCTACGGAACAATCTAACAAAAGTACTGGAAAAGTATCTTATGGAACTGAGATTCAAGTTATGTTTGATGGCATAGATGAAGAGGGTTACAAAAAGCTTACTGTTGAAGCTATTCAACTTGATGAAGAGTACACAGATGCTTTACAAGACAAAATTGGCTCTTATATAGCTGTTTCTTACAACATTTTACAAACTCCAAAAGGGACTTATGTATTCCCTGATAAATCTATGCCAGTTCTCGAACTTGACAAAAACCCTCTTGACTACTCAAAATATTCAAGAAAACATCAATCTCCAAAAACTGCAAAATAAGGCTTAGAGAGATTAATTTCTCTCTTTAAAAACACGATTTTTTATCAGATTTAACATTAATGATTTTTTAATATTAACCTGAAAAAAATGTGTGACAAACGATAGTGCGATAGGAGCTACTTTAATGAAAAACAATGATTTGATAAGTTCTTCTCCACTTTTAGATTATTTGATTAAAAAGTTTAATAGAGATAATAAATAGTAATTTTAGAATTTTGCTCTGAGTTAAGTGACTAATTCATAGCAGAGTTTTACGACCTGCTAAAAAATAAAAGGAGTTTCAAAATGAAACTAAATAAGAAATTATTAGCACTTGGTGCTACTGTTGTTGGTGTAGCTTCTCAAGCTGCTGTTACTGCTGACCCTGCTACTGGTGTTTTAAGTGGTTCAATAGATACAAGTATCTACTCTTCAGGTATTCCTATCGTAATCGGCTTTATTGCCTTTACACTCGCGGCTACTGCTGTTATCTCTTTACTAAAAAGAGCTAAATAAATATATACAAGGCTTTCGCCTTGTTATAAAGGTTTCAAATATGAAGTATTTAATATTAATTTTTATAACTGTTTCTTCTTTATGGTCTTATCCTTTACCTATTGATAGTCATACAATATTAGTATTAAATAGTTTTTATTTTGTTTTTATAATCGTTATGTTTTTTGTTTTTGGTGTTGAGCAAGTTTTTACATTATTTAAAAGAGTCCGTAATGCTTAAACTAATGATCCTTTCTTTCTTTGCTTCTTCTTTATTTTCTTATGAGGTTCTTTCTATTACTGGTGTTAATTCATTTGATTATTTTGCTTCTCTTTTTTTATGGCTTTTGATTATTTCTGCCCCAGTCTTTTTAGTTGTATCTTTACTAAAATATGTTCGTAGGTCTTTTCAATGAAGTATATAATCTTATTTATTTTTTCATTATCTCTTAATGCTTCTATACTCTTAGATAAAGCTTATCCTATTTGTATCGAAGATTATTATATTGCAGGTGGTACCCTTTACTATTTAAGAAGTGTGGATAATACTTGGGGCTCTACTACTGCCGATAAATCAGTACAAGAAATTTATTATGGTTATGATTACAATACATCAAGTGGCTACTGTTCCCCAAAATCTTATAACATTGATTTAGGATTATCTTATTTTGATTTTAACTTTTTGATGGCTTTAAGTGGTGTTTTGTTTGCTGCTTTAATATTTTATCTTTTTAGTTCTTTTTTGATTGGTTTGTAAAATGAGATTAATATATAATTTTCTTATTTTTTTCTTATTTTTTTCTTCTCCTCTTTTTTCTGCTACAAGTTATTCAACATGTTCAGGTGATTGGGTTTTAACAAGTACTAGTACATTAAATGTTTCTCAGTCTGATAATGCTTTTAAGGTTTTGAACGGTGGAACTTTTTGGGATTGTGTTAGCACTTTAATGGTAAAGTACGAATTTTACAATATTGATGATGCTTTATATACTGTTGATAGAGTTCGTACAGATTACATTCCTTTCAATCCTTCTTGTGTTTCTCCTTCCGTTTGGGATAGTGATTTACAATTATGTTATTCTTTTTGTCCTGATAATGATACTATTCTCCCTATTCCTGAAAATGATTGTGCAGGAGGTTCTAGTTTTACATTAGTTGATAATGGTTCAGGTGCTTCTTATGTAGATTTATATTGGCAACCTTGTGATTCTACTTGTAGAGGTGTCAAATTAAATGATTTATCTTGTAGTGATTTAGCTCCTGCTTATCCACGCCAAAGTTTATGTCCATTTGCCGAGATTCGTAGCCCAAACTGGAATAATAAATGGTGTATTCTCTCTCTGGATTTACGTTAAGTTCGGTCTCTCCATCCCCATTAACACGGCGTTCTACCCGCTCACCGGTTGCCTTCTCTACAATCGTATAATCCACTTCCATTGGTTGCTCAGTTCGCGCGTCGAAGACCATTGGCGCAAATGTGACATACTCCATCTCCAACCCCAATTCCAGATTTTGTTCTTTGGGAATATCATCTACCTCAACCTGTGGTATATCTTCCACCTCTAACACCGAAAGTGGTGTCGCCGCTATTGAAGCAATACTGCTTATGTCTTTGAGCCGCTCCATTGCAACCACTACGGGAACCGGATTAATGACGGGCTCATAACAAGGTTTGTGCTTGGCCTCAATTTCAAGAGACTTTTCACAAGAAGCAAATACAACCGAATGTCCGCAGTCTTCGCCCACCAGGTGGTGAACATTCAAGTAATAAATATCACCTTGCTTTGCCTCAATCACCTGCTTTCGTGGCCGGAAGTAGAAATAATCATCGCTGTTCACAGACTCCATTCGCTCACCTTCAATGCTTTTGTCAATTCCAGAGCCTCGTTCAACACCAATACGTTCAAACAAGTTAGCGCGAAATGGCCGTACAGAATTATCAATTATACCCTTGCAGAAGTTACTGCCTTCATACTTGTATAAATAAAAATTGTAATAATCATGCGGATCCGTAGGATAGATGTCAAATTGCAGGTCACAAGAGTAACTTACAGCTATCTTATACCAGAATGTGTACCGATCACTTTCCTTATAAAAGACAACGTGGTCAGCATCCGCTGCGGATTCATAATCACCTGATGAGAGCATTTCAATCTTCTCCCTTGATACCTGAATCAAAGTAGGTTCTGTACAATCCATTGACCCATCCAGGTTCTTTACCTGGGCCTTGGTAATAATTGGACAACAGAATCCCAATAACAAGTACAATAATGCCGTTTGTATCCTTAACATTTCGCGTTTTCTTCGAAAATCGGCATAATGTGCAGGCGATAAACATCCATTTAAAATAAGTATT